TACTTTACCAGCCACAGAACGTCTGATATAAAACTGCTTGTTTACTACGATTACAATGACAAAGAACGCTACACATTAGTCAATATGGATCAGGGGAAATATATTCTTAATTACTGGCCCTACGAAATAGTAAATACAAAACAGATAGAAGAAAAACAGTTGCAACTGCTGTATCAATACTCAAGCACGGATTTACAGCTAGAAAAATATTAAACAAATAGAGGTTTCAAGTGAGCAACATTCAAGTTAAAAAACGCAGTGGTGCGATCGTACCACTAGATCTTACAAAATGGCAGGCCCAGGTAGCAAAAGTTTGTCAGGGTGTAGCTGATGTCAGTCAGAGTATGATTGAGATCAAAGCTCAACCGCACTTCTACGATGGTATCAGCACACGTGAAATTGATGAGATCACACTTCGCGCTATTGTTGATTTAATTGACGTAGAACACGAGCCAGAAGTAGGACACACCAACTATCAGTTCGTAGCGGGCAAGCAACGCTTATCGATGCTACGTAAAGACATCTACGGTGATTATCAGGTTCCACACTTATACGAAATCGTTAAAACAAATGTAGCTACAGGATTATACACAGCAGAATTACTTACTTGGTACACTGAAGATGAGTGGAACAAGATGGAAGAACTTATTGATCATGCTAAAGATGAAGATTATAGCTATGCGGCCATCGAACAACTAATTGAAAAATATCTAGTTAAGAATCGTAGCACAAAACAAATTTACGAAACACCACAGATCAGATATATGGTTGCAGCCGCAACTGTGTTCCATAAGGAAAATCCCAGTCAAAGATTACGTTATATTAAAGATTACTATACCTGCGCCAGTGACGGATTGTTCACGCTCGCCACTCCAGTGCTCGCTGGCTTGGGTACCCCTACAAAACAATTTAGTTCATGCGTACTGATCAAATCAGACGATGACCTAGACAGTATTTTTGCTAGTGGAGAGATGATGGCCAAGTATGCAGCCAAGCGTGCTGGTATTGGTCTAGAGATAGGTCGTTTGCGCCCATTAGGGAGTCCTATACGAGGCGGGGAAATCATGCACACAGGCATGATCCCCTTCCTTAAGAAATGGTTTGGCGATCTAAGATCATGTAGCCAGGGAGGTATCCGTAATGCGTCAGCTACTGTATTCTATCCAATATGGCATCATCAGTTTGATGATCTTATTGTGCTTAAAAATAATCAGGGCACTGAGGAAACTCGTGTGCGTCATATGGATTATGGTGTCGTACTTAACGCGATGTTCTGGCGCAGATTCAAAAACAAAGAAAACATAACATTCTTTGATCCTAATGAAGTACCTGACTTATACGAAGCATTTTATAAAGACACGGCACTGTTTGAAGAGCTGTATGTTAAATATGAAAAACAAAAAGGTCTGCGTAGGAAAGTTCTATCAGCTGAAGAAGTATTCAAAGGCGGCATCTTAAAAGAACGTACAGACACGGGACGTATATATCTTGTGTTTATTGACAATGTTATGAAGCAAGGTCCATTTGACCCAGCACACCACACTATCTATCAAAGTAATCTGTGTTGCGAGATTTTACTACCCACTAAGAGTTTCAAACGCTTAGATGACGCCTCTGGTCGCATTGCCCTGTGTACACTAGGTAGTATAAATTGGGGTGCTTTCCGCAATCCAGAGGACATGCGACGTGCTTGTCGCACCCTACAACGTAGCTTATGTAACATTCTTGACTATCAAGATTTCCTAAGCATACAAAGTAAATTAAGCAATGACGAAATCCAACCATTGGGCATAGGTATTACTAACTTGGCCTACTGGCATGCTAAACGCGGTTATGAATATGGCAAACCAGAAGCCTTACAAGATGTTAAAACCTGGATGGAACATCAGGCGTTCTTCTTAACAGAAGCCACAGTTGAGTTGGCTAAAGAACGTGGTGCTTGTACACACAGTCAGCACACTAGATATGGCAAGGGTAAATTCCCTTGGGAACTACGTGCCAAAGCAGTTAACAAACTAGCAGACTTTACTCCAAGCGGAGAGTTAGACTGGGAACAGTTAAGAAGTGACATGCGTAGCTATGGTGTGCGTAATGCTACCTTGATGGCTATTGCTCCTGTTGAAAGTTCTAGTGTGGTTATTGGTTCAACCAACGGTATTGAAATGCCAATGAGTTTGATCAGTGTTAAAGAATCAAAAGCAGGTAGCTTTATACAAGTAGTACCAGAGTATAACAAATTGAAAAACAAATATCAGTTAATGTGGGAACAGAAAGACTGTGATGGTTATTTGAAGACAGCGGCTGTATTGGCTGCGTATGTTGATCAAAGTATTAGTACAAATACATTTTATAATCCGGCACATTTTGCGGATCGTAAAGTGCCTAGCACATTGATCGCTAAGAATTTAATGCAGGCACATGCTTGGGGTATCAAGACATTCTACTACAGCCTGATCAACAAACAAGGTGCAAAAGCAGACGCGGAAATTGCACCAACATTGGCTGCACAACCAGATGAAACCGACGACGATTGCGAGGCATGTAAACTATGAGTAAAGAACAATATAATTTAAGTACCAAAACAAACTATCTACAACGTAAGATGTTCCTAGATCCAGCAGGACCTGTGACTATACAACGGTTTGAAGAAGTAAAATATAACAAGATCGCTAACTTTGAATCCACTGCCAGAGGTTTCTTTTGGCAACCAGAAGAAGTTAGCCTAACTAAAGATTCACAAGATTTCAAAAATGCCAGCGATGCTGTTAAACATATCTTTACTAGCAATTTACTGCGTCAGACTGCTTTAGATAGCCTACAAGGCCGCGCACCCAATCAAGTGTTTGGACCAGTAGTAAGTCTGCCAGAACTAGAAGCACTCATTAGTAATTGGAGTTTCTTTGAAACTAATATTCATAGCAAGAGCTACAGCCATATCATTCGTAATATCTATAACGTGCCTAAAGATGTATTCAACACTATTCACGACACTGAAGAAATCGTAGGCATGGCCAGTACCATTGGCAACTACTATGATAAATTACATGTTATTAACTGTCGTAAAGAAATGGGCAATAAGATAGATGAACGTGATCATATCAAAGCAATCTGGTTAGCTCTACATGCTAGTTATGGCCTAGAGGCATTCCGCTTTATGGTATCGTTCGCCACTAGTTTAGCCATGGTTGAGAACAAGATCTTTATTGGTAACGGTAATATTATTAGTCTAATTTTGCAAGACGAATTGCTACACAAAGAATGGACTGCTTTCTTGATCAATCAGGTAGTCAAAGAAGATCCACGCTTTGCAGACATCAAAGCAGAATGTGAAGCTGAAGTTTATCAAATGTATCTTGATGTTATCGGTGAAGAAAAAGCCTGGGCAGACTATTTGTTCAAGCTAGGTCCAGTGATTGGACTTAATGCTGCTATCTTAAAAGAGTTTGTAGACTATACAGCAGTAGGAGCACTAAAGGAAATTGGTATTAAGTACAATAACCCAGCACCTAAGACCACACCTATACCTTGGTTCAACAAACACAGCGATACCAGCAAGAAACAAACAGCCTTACAAGAAAATGAAAGTACTAACTATGTCATCGGTGTTATGGGCGACAGCGTTGAGTATGATGATTTACCGGAGTTATAGGATGTTAATAGTATATAGTAAAACAAATTGCCCATTCTGTGATCAAGCAAAGAAATTGTTAGACAAATATGAAGTTAACTATGAGTCTATCAATGTAGAACAAGATCCATTGAAACGCAGTTGGTTACAAACTCAAGGACACAGAAGTGTTCCACAGATCTACACAGAAGATGATCAACTGTTTGTAGAAGGCGGTTTTCAAGGTTTAGCAAAAATGACAAAAGAAGATATTCAACAACGCATAGGGGAACTCAATGTTAGTAACAAATAAATATGATAAAGATGACATCGTAACGTTTAAGATTGTTAACGGTGATGAAATCGTAGCTAAGATAGTAGAAGAACAAGACGGTGCATTTATTGTTGTTAAACCAACCACAGTTATGCCAAGCCAACAAGGACTTGGATTAATGCAAAGTTTATTCACTAGCGATCTTAGTAAAAATATAACATTAGACAAAAAGCATGTGATGATGCACAGTCCTACAGTTAAAGATGTACAGAACCATTATATTAAAACCACAACTGGAATTGAGCCAGTTAGCAAAGGCGGAATTATAACTTAATTCCTAAAGGCCCATTATGTATTTGAATCCTACGCTTGAATACAAACACATTAGTGAGTGGGCCAATCATCTAGTAGGACGCAGAATAACACCTCGTAATCTAGTCAAGACCCTAGGTAAACATCTTAATAAGTACCATCCTGTACGTGTTAAACTATACACAGGACAACGTGGCGAACTTGACCCAGGAGAATTTACCATTGGCGCAGAATATGATCCTGGTTTAGATGAGATAAAGAAAAAACAATTTATTATAGATTTTATTCTTAATCATCCTAAGACCATGCCAATATTATTCACTGAAGATATGGCAGATAAGATAACCATTGATCTAGTAGAAACACTAGTACATGAATATGAGCATCAACGTCAATATCGCCATCGAAGATATCGCATGCATCGTAACATGTATACTAGCCATCATAAAGATCCTGTGATCAAATCCGATCAAGAATATCTAGGTGATCCAGATGAGATAGATGCTTATGCACAGAATATAGCGGCTAGACATTATCTTTTGAAATATAAGTTAAATATTACTAATGCTAAAGAAATAAACAGTCCGGACTTGAAACAGTACTACAAGGCATTTGGAAAAGATCACGAAGTAACTAAATTGTTACTTAAAAAAGTTAAGGCAAATATCAAATACTTTAAGGAAAACGACAATGGCAAAAATCATAGAAGAGTCCACAAACGACCCCAGCTTAAACGAAAACGATGAACTAGATGGTGGTCTAGCTCCAGATGATTATGTGTTTATCATTGGTGCTGATGGTAAGATGAAATCAGTAATTTTCCCAGCTGAAGAATCGTTTGATTATCACCCAGAATTATTAAAAATATTTGCGGCCATTGGTGTAGATAACCCTGACAGTCTACTAGAAATACCTGTTATTCATTGATGAAAGCAGTATTCTGGAACAATCACTATTTCAGTGTTGATTTTTATCAATTCTTTGATCCTACTGAATGGATGATCACTGATGATATTAATGTCTACATAAATTACTCTAGCAATTATAAATTAAGTATGATAGGGTCAACCTACATCCTACATAGTGGAGTTGATCCTGATATCTCAGGACTACTAGATCAACTATTACCAGTCAGCGACAAGGTCATCGTCTTTGACAGTGAATTACACAGCCACTACTTAGATCCAATATTCAAATATCGAGATAGTAAAATTACCTGGGTCATTCCTGGAATGGTACATGGTATAGATAATACTATTTTTAATAATCAATGGTTTCGTGCAGAAATAGAATTATATCGTCAACCACAAATTAAACCTGAGTTAGCCTTATTACAACCACACAGTGCTAAACCCATGTACTTTGATGCATTGTTAGGAGCCGGTAAAGCGCACAAAGATTTTGTAGCAGAACAAATACGTGCAGACGGATTAGAAGATAAAATAATCCTACGTCATGGATACAAAAACTTTATCTATCCCGCTGAGGTCACAGCGCAACCAGCAGTCTATGAGCCAATAAATTATAAAGGTGTAACAACGTCATTGATTCCAGTGGTGCCGTTAGATATCTACAATGAGTCAGCCTACAGTATTGTAGGAGAAACTAGTTATGACAATCGTTGGGTATTCTTAACAGAAAAAACAGCTAAATGTTTTATGGGTCGCAGACTATTTGTGATGTTTGCAGGGCAACATTATCTGAAAGCAATCAGAGATCTAGGATTTAAGACATTTGACGGAGTCATAGACGAAAGCTATGATCTCATAGAAGACAATCAAACTCGATGGAACATGGCCTATGATCAAGTTAAGTATCTATGCAGTCAACCACAGCAACCTATCTTAGATCAAATCAAATCTATTGTAGATTATAATTATGAATTAATGTGGTCAACAGAATGGCGCAGCAAATTAGATAAACAAGTATTGGAACAAATAGATTTATGAAATCAGTATATTGGGATAATCATTATTTCACCAGTGATTTCCTACATTTCTTTAGTAAAGACACCTGGGTTAATACTGACAATTTAGATTTATTCAAACAAACTGAATCTACATATAAGTTGGCCATGATAGGCAAGTATACACACGGTCCTGAATTCAATGAAATAATAGAACAACTACTTCCAATCTGTGACAAAGTCATAGTCTTTGACAGTGAATTGCATAACAAACACGTCGAGCCTATAGTCAAGTATAGAGATAGTAAGATTACTTGGGTCATACCAGGTTATGTCTACGGTATAGAAAACGCTATATTCAACAATCAATGGTTACGTGGACAAATTGAAATGTACCGTCAACCACAGATCTACACAGACCTAGCAGAACTTACTCCCTACGCTGTTAAACCACAGCACTTTGATGCACTGCTTGGCGCAGGTAAACCACATAAAGATTTTGTAGCAGAACAGATACGTGCAGATAATCTTGAAGACAAAATATTATTGCGACACGGATATAAAGACTTTATATTTCCACAGACCATCACAGAAGGTCACGGTGCTAGCTTAACCATATACAAAGGTTGGGGGTGTTTACTAAGTACCATAGTTCCTTTAGATATCTATAATCAAACAGCATATAGTATAATTGGCGAAACAGAATGGGACAACACACATTTTTTCTTAACTGAAAAGACCAGCAAGTGTTTAATTGCTCGTAGATTGTTTGTTATGTTCAGCGGACAGTATTGGTTACAACACTTCCGTGGACTGGGGTTTGAAACATTTGGCAGTGTTATAGATGAAAGTTATGATCTCGTTGAAGATCCAACAACTCGATGGACCATGGCCTACGAACAAGTTAAACATCTATGTGAACAAGATCAACGCACTGTGTTAGATAAAATCCAGCCTATACTAGAGCACAATTACAATCATCTATGGACTACAGATTGGCGCGGCATATTAGATCGCCAGGTGCTTGCTGAATTTAACCTCTAACTGATTTACGTAATTGTTCTAAGGTATTATCAATCGTAGTATCATGATGCAATATACCTATACCACCCGCAGAATTCCATTCGTCTATATTAGAATCACGATCATCAATTAATATATCACCAGCACGGCAATGAACATGCTTGTCATGACTGTATGGACCTAAGAACACGGGAATGTGTGGATAGTGTAGACCGCACCATTGTATCTTATCCCAAAACACCCAGGGCACATTGTTCTGACGTGGAATAGCACTTAAGAATCTAATATCATAATTATAATCTGCGGCAATCTTACGCACAGCATTGACTAATACATCAGCATTAGGACATTTGTCTAATGTTAAGTATAATCTTTCGTTGGCTGAAATCTTTGCCCAATCAGCATCGTCATAACGTTTACCACCCGGAGTACAGTAACCTACTATAGGTTCTGCATATCCATCAAAGTCCGCTACCACACCATCCATATCTAAATAAATCGTTGCCATTAAAACCACCTTAATCTAAAATAAAGAGCATCCACCGGATCCTCAAAACGAAATGCAAAACCTTCTTTAGCCTTCCACCCGTGCAAATGATAGCGGCCACCAGGTGCTGTAGCTAACCATTCAATGATCACAGGTGGATTATGTCTTCCACTAGATAACATGATATCCCAGGTTATAACTACTTCTTCCCATTCACTTGGCGGTGGCCAATCAACAAAGTGTTCCATCAGTCTAACTCGTGCTTAATACGCCACACAGCCATGCGTGTCTTAGGTCCTATAATACCTATAGGTTCTATACCCTTTGACTTTTGAAACTCTTTGATCTTTTCTGGTGTGCTTAGGTCTGGCATCTTTTCTCTGCATACCTTGCGATACTTATTAAATGTATTGATTAAATTACAATCACGACCAGTGATTGCATCTAGGGCATGATCAGTTAAAGTTTTACTTGTGGTACCATAGCTGACTACATCCGCAGCTGTTTTTACTTGATCAACTGTTTCGGCTGTGGCTACCACAGCGGCACCTGCTCCCATATTACTAGCTAGCATGGTTACGCAACCTTGTAATAACAAACATACAAATAATATTGATCTCATACTTCCAAATATTGTAGTTTGAAACTCTCAGCACGATATTCGTGTCCTACATAGCCGCGAGGGTTACATACTACTCTAGTTTCACCAATAGTATAATCAAACGGTTCATGTGTGTGGCCATGTGTCCATAACTTAATCTGTGGACGATACGCGATAAAATCATCTAGGTCACTGGCAAATGCCGCATTCATGATCGTATCATGAGCATACTTAGGATGTATGCTTTTTTTACTAGGACAATGATGACTAACTACGATATATTTTTTATCAGAATTTTCACCAACTACATGATTGATATAATCCAATGATTTTTTATGTGCTACTACGGTATCCTCAGGAGTAAGACGTGCAGGCTTATAAGCATTAAACATTCTAGCACTGTTTTTAATGCTTTGGAAATCGTTCATCATAGTAGGCATATGATACAGGGTTAGGCTATCTTCTTCATTCATATTGGTCCATAATGTAACACCAATGAAAGTATAGCCAAGAATGTCTACAGTTTCATCATCTAAGATATGTAAGTTATCATAGGCTAATTCTTGTTTCAAGTATGCTGTGGTTTCCTGTACATCATAGGCATAGTGTTCGTGGTTTCCTAGAACATAAACTACATGTGGGAAACGCTCACAACATTCTTTAATAAACTTTCTATAACGATCATTATGGTGATGCGTAGGAGTCAAATGTTTAGCCACAAGAATATCACCAGACAAGATCAATACATCAGCTGCCTCAGTGTTATGTAATTCTAATGCGCCAAATTCTAAGTGTAGGTCACTACCCAATGCTAGTTTCATTTAATCAAATACCAATCTATAAGTTTCAATACTTCATCACGATCTTTGCTGTGCCATAAATGGCTAGCGGCTGCAAACCCTAAATCACCATCCTGTTCTAGACTGACTGCTATTTCTGGAAATGAGTTATAAAAAGCCTGCCCTAGACGATAATCAGGATTGCCTAATACTTCAAATACAAACTGCTTTTCAAAAGCCTCAAACTCCTGCATGGTTATCTTCACGTGCTACTCCTCTCTTCCTTAACTCTTCTATCAAGCCACCGTAGGCTAAAGTATACTGTTGGTCTAATGCTTCTAACATATTAATGCAACTAATGACATGACTGGTTTCCATACCAGACATTAATAAAATCTCACGGTCTTTAGTCAACCATGTCATTCGATGCCGTCTGCGATATTCCTTAAAGTCCGCAGTATTTGGCGTGCTTAATATGTCCCATGCTAATTGTTGTTCTTCAGTCATGCATATTTCAACTTAAACAAAAAGAATTTCTTTTCATCAACTATATCATGGTTAGGTAATATACCATCGTAGTCATAGTAGATACGGATACCATAGTGTTCAGTAAGCCAAAATTGGAAGTC